CCAATCAGCAACTCTCATAATAGGACAACCTAGTTCTTGCCAAGGTTCATCGCAGTAAATATCGATACGCCCACCAGCATATTGCTCATAGTGTTTACGTTCAACCATCTCACCTGTCGGTTCAATGTACTTATTCTCATACATTTCAATAGTATATGGAATATCATATTTTTCATACCAACCCGTCCAAGCAGGACCCATAAAATTAGGACTGTAACTAATCATATCACCACCGCATATCATCAATTCTAAAATGAATCATAACAGGTCCACCTATCATACGGCATTCAACTATAAATCCGGGATTATAATCACTCTCTGTAATCCAACTAAACTCAGTTCTCCATTGAAAGGGATTAAACTCAAAGGCAATAATAAAGAAAGAACCTTTACAGTAACTTAAAAAACTATTCATCATTTTCAATTAATTTCTCCACTATCTTAACTAAAGAAATATATTCTCCATCAACATCATTATTGTATTTCAAGTATTTACCATCAGCAGTAATGCCAGCAATAACTCTAACTTTCTTTCCGACAACTTCACCAACTAACTTTTTAAGATTCATTACATAATCTCCATAAGGTTTACACCATTATTTTCCATAATTTGATTTAATTTAGTTCTAGCAATGTCTAAGATATGTTCTTCTTCATCTGATAAATCAACACCATGTTTAATCTCTGTGCGCAACCATTCATCCATTTCAAATAGAGATGACCATTGCTTATTGAACTGTAATGCACGTATTGCTTCACCTTCAGTTTCAAACTCTTGTGTAATTTTAATCATAATTCAATCTCCGAAAATGTATTACACATACTGATTAATGTATCACGTTCCTTTGAACCAATTTCGTGGTCTTCAACTGCATCTTCTAAAGCATTAACCAATGCATTGTATTCTGAAATGCGTTCAATCTTAATTATTATTGGAGCAAAGAACTCTCTAGTTACTTCCATTGGTCCACCTATTTTCATGGCCACTCATCTCCTTGTACTGGCTTAATCCTAATAACCAAGTTCTCATCATATGGGTAAAATGCTTCATCTCCTTCAAAGTCAAACCATTCGTGGTCTGCGTTTGTGCTTGTGTCAAACCATTGCAATACCGTATCACCCTCTATCCAAAGTTTACCGAAATTCTTCCACTCATCATAAGTGTTTGGTTGAGGCATAGTACCAACACCTGATTGGTCTTTACCATGCAAAGCACCAACTTGAAATTCAAGAGTGTTAATACGATTCATTGTTTCAGTTTCATAATTCTCAAGTTGAGAAACTCTTTTTCTTAGATCTGCAACTTCAGTCATAATATCTGCATTTGTAATTGATTCACTCATCTTTCATCCCCTTTCTCAAAGCATTAATAAATCCAAAGTGGAATAGCCAATTCCTATCATTATCACTTAGTTCCCAAGTAGATGCCCCACCTTCGAACTCATTGGGAGATAATACTTTAACATCATCTGTCTTACCCATCTCTTCAATCAAGTATTCCAAACCTTGTTTCATCAACGTTGTTTGTATATCATTATCTAAGTCCATAGTTACACTTGCTGAACCATCAGGGTTATCAATAACCTCAATATTAAAAATGTTATCTTCGTTAATTTCTTGTTCTATATCGATTTCACTCATTATATACTCCTATTTTATTTTGTCAATACTTATATTATACTCTATTTTTGGGTCAATAGGTAACTAAATACCCACGTTTATTCTAAGTCTTTATTATGTCTGATTCGTCTATTCATAATACGTTTAATAAACTTACCAGTGCCTGCTTTCCAATTGTGCATTCTATGCCACTTCTTACTAGTCCAATCTTTAATGTAATTTTTCGTCTTTAACATTTTCCACACCTCTCATCTTTAATATAACAATAAATTATCCCAGCAATCATTACTGGTATCATTACCACAGCGAACATAAAACTAAGTGTTATGACAACACTAACTATTATTGCTATTATTGTTATTGCTAATATATCTTTTAGTTTTTGCATCGTTTACTATTTGGGTGTCGTTTGCATCGATATGACCCGTGACTCATTCCTTTCTTACTAATTCTATTGCCATTCATATCTTTCTTGGTCTTCACACCATCAATCATTGTCTTGCTCATTTTTCTCCTTATTTTCTACCCATTATAAAAACACTTTTTACGTTGTCGTATTTTTGTCTGATATCTTCTTTTGATTTGCCTAGTATAGTTCTACCAGTTCCATCGTGGAAATATACACAATATTGTTTAAGTACCATTAACCACCTTTCTTATATTTACTAATAGATTTTCTTTGACATCTGCCATTAATGTTGCATTTGATTTAATACATTCAATTAATTGGTCAACCTCTGACTCAGAAAATTCTAAACTGATGATTGGTTCTTTATTGTCCACCCAACCATCCTTCAAAAACCCTTTAGAATTATAATGTAGTCCATCATTACCGTTTTGTCCTATGATATCCATACGTTCATCATTCCACTCATTCATTACATACTGTCCATGTTGAATTGATTTGTCATAGATTCTTTATAACCAGTTAAATAGTCATCATAGAATTCTTCATCTTGTTCTCTGGTGCTTGCTTGAGCAGGTTCATTACGTTCAGCATCAAACCACCCAGCGATGTAAAATCTAGATTTAGATTTAAGATATGTTGTTTTATTTGTTTTAGTTACTACCATACTTCCTCCACTTTATTAATCCATATACTTATATTATACCCTATTTAGACATCAATGTAAAGGATAATACCGACTTTTATTTTAGGTATAAAAAAAGCACCAATTAAGGTGCTTTTCACTAGATTTTAACTAATCATTAAAATGATACGTTAATCTCAGCAGTAGTTACACCATCAGCATTCTCAGTCTTAGAGTGACCAAAAGTCCAAACACCACGTTCCAACTCAGCAACATAAGTATTTAAATCGTTCTTATCAATAAACTTACCAGTAACAGTACCAACAGTTGTGTCAGTTGAAGCAACTACACCTTTAACCGTCTTACCGTTTGCAGCATCTGATACATCACCAAGGATACCGTCGTCTTGAGTTACACCAGCAGTATCTTCAACATCAATAACAACACCAGTAACAGTCATACCAGCAAGGGTTGTTGAAACTGAACCACCAGTATTTGTACCAGTAGATGTCTTTTGATGTTCAACGTTCACACCCATACCAGCAACATCAGCAGAAGCAGTTATATAACGGTCAGAGTTAGTAGCATTTTGAACACTCAAAGCAACACCTGCTAAAGTAGCAGAGAAGTCAGCAGTAGCATTACCATCACCTGAAGTTTGACCAACAGATACGTCAACACCAGCAATGTCAGTACCTAATTCAAATTGATTAGTTACAGCACCAGTTTTTTGCATTAGACCAGAACCATTTTGGTTCTTGTATTTACCACCTTTAAATGATAAACTTTCAAGTGAAGTCTCAACGAATACTTGAGTTGAAGTTACAGTCGAACCACCAGTTAGGTCTTCAAACGTAGCAGTAACAGAAGTACCAGCATCGTTAGTACCAACCATTTTGATATCTAGATCTTGTGCGAATGTCGCAGCACCTGGATTACCATCAGTAGCAGTGCCTTCATAGTCACCAGTTAAAAAGAATCCTGCAGAAGCAGTTGTTGAAATTGTCGTTGCGGCAATAATTGCCATTAAATTTTTATTCATTATAGTTACCTATTTTATATTAAAAGATATTTTTTACAGAGGTTGGGTTTCCTCATAACAATAACATTACAGTATTATTATAACCTTATTTATTATTGCCATTACCTTTATTATACCCTAAAAGGGAAGGAAAGTAAAGTTTTTACCGAATTAAATACGATTATTATCGAAAATTAAACGTTTCGTTTGAAAATTAAACGAATTCCCAATCCTTAACCCATTCACCACCAATCAAAATTCCCTTAACAAACCCTTCTGGTGCGAATCCATTTGGGAATTTTGTGTATATTTCCCCATTATTATACCAAACGTTTCTTGCTTTAGTTAATAATTTCATATTATTCTCCCACCACTAGGTTTAATAAATCATTTGCTTGTTTCAATTCTATTTCTGCTCTAACTCTCTCAGCACCTTCAGCGATTGAGATTAGTTTCATTACGTTAAACCAGTAATAATCTTCAGTGTAAAACTCTATCAAGTCACTAGCGTGGAATCCGTATTCCTCTGCCAATTCATAAGACTTGGTTAAGTTACCATTGTGATTTGTATTGATAATTTCTTCAAATTGTTGTTTAGTTCTGTATTCCATTATGCCCCCTCATCCATGAACCTTGCTTGTAGCCAAACAGTTTCTCAACTCGTCTCATCTCATCTGCTTGTCCATCTCTTTGCGTACTCTACACAATGATGGACGATGTTTAAAGGTGGCCAGACTGGACATCCACCTTTATATGCACGATTACAAGTTTTACATAAGTCTTTAGTTCCAATGAATTTAATATCACTCATTACTATCCACTGTTAATTCTAAATACCATTTATACCACTTACGGTATAATGATTTTCTTGCTTCTTTATCATCATGCTTAACCGCATCATAAGTAAAGTCTAAATCGTTTATCTTTCCTGGAATTACAGCACCTTGATAATCGCAACGACCAAAGGCAACTACACTAGCATCGAGCAACATTGCTTCTTGACCAACACCCGAATTAATAACATACGTTGCTTCGGCAGCAGAGATGGCATCCTGAATAGAAATATCATTCACATATGCTACGTTTTTATATTGTTTGATAATATTGAATAGAGGTTCCATAACACCAAGGTTTACTGGATGCCCCTTGAATAATACCATAGGATTATCTTCACTTGAGTCTGCCCATTCACATAGTTTTTCTACAAACTCTGGAACCGTTACATCTGAATGCCATTTGATAGTTTCATCGTGAGGTAGTTGTAACGGAACAAAGATGAACCGTTCTGGTAAACCCGATTTAAGAGTCTTAGGTTGTGCGAACTTAGATCCACCTGACTTAACATATTTTGCTAACTTATCGAATGATGTGCCACAAGTTTCAATCTCATTCGGTTTAAACGTTTCGACATACTCAGCACCACCTGCCCAACCTTTAGGATCTACAGTAAACAACCAAGGGAATACAGTCTGCATATAATACAGTGTGTTATCATTACCTTTGAAGTTATGTTTTTCTACGTGTGGAGCATACGTTACACACTCATCACTAAAGTAATTCTGAATAGTGTTATTAAACGTCCATCTAGGCATCTCAACGATTAACGTAACACCTTGAATAAACTCAGTAACAACATTATTCCAATGAGTTCTTATTTCGGGTAGTTGTTTATTAGCAACCTCTAGTCCAAACTTCTTGAATGGCAAATCTAGTCTTGGTTTAAGGATAACCGTTTCAAATATATTTAAGTCTTCAAGTCTAGTATTATATGAATCCTTTTGCTTAACGTAGGTTGGGTTGTCGTATTTCCTCGGACCTTTACCAGTCCAAATAGTTGTACCTTCAATAAATTCCCAATCCATAAATTGACTGTCGAAGTGATGAACTTGGTCTTTAGGCAAACCACCCAATACTCTCGACAATGCAATCTGGTCAGCAAACCATTTCAGTTCCATCTCACTCATTTCTTCAGCAACTGCTTTAGCAACTGGCATAGCACTCTTATCATAATATACTGCACCTGCAGCAACTCGAGTTCCTTCTTGTTCCCAACCTTGAGTTCCGTCTAATGGTTCTCTTGGGAAATACCCCAAAAACTTAGTGGGGAAGTCAAACTCATTCATTATAACACCATCAATATCTAGTATTAATACTTTACCTGCGTGTTGTAAAATTGTCGGTGCTACTAAGAATCTTAAACAAGCATAGTAGGTTCTAATCATCCCATCATTGCCATTGAATGGATGTTGAAACATCTCCAAGTCATTAAACGTAATAGTGAAACGACTTTTCGTGGTTGAGTTTAACACACCTGCTAATGATAATACTTCATCAGTAGGATTAACTACGTGAATATGAACATCTTTACCAACATCATCTGCCGAATAAACAAATGCTGGGCCATGCTCTATGAAATATGCACTGTCACATGCTGCAAATACAACTGGACTGGTTGGAAGTTCTCCGTACATTATTGTCCTTTAGTCACGTCAAAACCGTTTGCTGAAGTATAACCTGCTTGAGATTCTTTATCATACTCAACTATATTGTCTAAGTCATAATAATCACCTGGAAGCATGCCATCAAACAATGCTTCGTTGTAATACTTATCAAATGTGTCTTGAACGTCTTGTCGTCTATGTGTTCTAAACTCACCATCGAACCAATGCTTTCTACCCTCTGCTTCTAATCTAGGAACAGCATACTTACCGTGTGGTTGGGTGCTCATATCCGTGTAGTGTAAAATCTTAATATTTTCTATCTTATCATTCTCACCATCGAAGTTATTCCACTGACGGTCAAACGATTGTTGTAGATGAGGATGTTGTTGAATTGATGAAAATAATTGTTGGTGTGAATTAGGGTTATTCTTAATCTCATGAATAGGTGGTAATACATCACCTGCTCTGCGACATTCCCATTTAGCAACACATGTTCTCCAGTCACCTTTCATTTGAATAATGGCACCATCGTCCCACGGCGCATTCCATAACTCAGCAAGATCTTCAAGGATAATCATGTCACTATCCATATAGATTGCTTGTCCTTGATATCCACATGCAGCAGGGATGCCCCATCTGAATCCACTAAACGGTGTTGCCCACGTAGTTGATTTCCAACCAGACCAGAAGTCCATCGGATCGTTACTATGTTTCATCCATACAATATCAATAGGCATACTACAATGCTTTCTTGCAGTATATTCAAGTACCATTTGACTTTCAGCATCCTCACCATTCGGAGCAGTACCAACAAATAATTTAATTCTTTCTTCACTCATAAGTATATCCCATATATTTTATCTCACGTTTAAATTTCTTTTCTACTTCAACAATTGATTCTGGAGTATGTAAATCTCTCCAATGGTCAACGTCTTTCTTACCTTCTTTAACTTTAGTATTTTGCCATAATTCTTTTGGTATATCAATATCATACCTATCATTCATTGCATCATACATCTCATCCATATCCTCATACTTAAACACTTTATCAACCTTAACTTCATCACCTTGCGCATACATATTCCAGTCAGTAGGAATTAAATCGCATTCACGAACATATTTAGACAAATCATTCTCCGCAATTCCTGGCAAATAAGGTTTAATCTTCTTATGCCAATAGAATGCACTAACAACCTTATCCCAAGGATTACGTTCTATTGTAAAAGTATCTAACGAGTCCCAAGCATATGGATTTCCCTTTTTGATTTCATTCCAAGGAACGTGTCCATTAGTATCGGGTTCTCTATTCATCGCTGGAGTGCCATCTCTAGTTGAACCAGTACAAACATCAATACCTCTTAGGTGGGGATACATTAATTTCTCAAATGTAGATCCAGCAGTCTTACGTGTCTTTACAAAAATAAATTGGTGGTACTTTATTATCATTGTGTGACGATTACCGTTGCTCCTTGAAACCAATTCCTTGATACAGGCACAACCTTACGATCGTACTTTTCTAACCATTCGTTCAATGCTTTCCACTCATGCTGTTTCCACGTTGTGTACATTACTCTACTTGCTTTACCACGTGGGGACGCTTCGTTGAATACATATCTCCAACAACTCAACTCATCAAACCTGATTATAGTTCCAGGAACAATCAAATGATTAAGACTGTCTAGAATCGTTACAGTTGATGAATAGATGTCACAGTCTACGTGTAGATAACCAATATCAGTTTTGTTATGTTCACTGTCTAAGAACTCTGGAATAGTTTTATCAAACCAACCTTTCCATAGTTTAACGTTTGGTTCAACCATAGGCACACTGCCTTGACAATCAAATGCTTTCTTATCAACATTCTTTTGACCCATGTCCCAGTCTTCAGGTAAACCTTCAAACGAATCGAATCCGTGGAATTGTAGATCTGGTCTTGCCTCAGCAATAGCATTAATAGTTGTGCCACTGAATACACCAAACTCTAAATTGAGTTTATCCTTTGCTAGATACTTTGATAAGTCTTCAAGTTCTCTAAGTCTGACAGCATTAGTATCTGTATCCCCTGATTGAAACTTAAACTTCTTTATATTTTCAAATTCTTTTATCTTCATCATTATATTATACCTTATTTTGTTTTGTTTGTCAAATTATATTCTTCATTTAATACTCTATCATCAATAATGTGTTGAGGTTTCCTGTGCCATTTTCCATTTATATTATCATTTAAAAAGTTGTCACTCTCAAGAACGTCGTGTAAGAACTGTTGTTTTACTTCTTCATAGTTGCAATCACCACGAGTCTTATGCAACGATAGTATTATCCGTTTGAAGGAGTCCTTTCCTTCTTCCTTTACAAGTTCCTTAAGATACTCAGATGATCCATAATACTTCTTCCAATCAGACTCAGTGCGTTGTCTGCGGAGAAATCCTTTCTTTTTTCTAATTGAGTGGAAGTATTTTCTGCCGATATAAAACTTACCGTCAGGTGTCTCAATTACATACACAAATCCTTGAGCATTACCTATATCATCTGTATCAAAATCCTTCCCATGAAATTGCCACTTGTTAGTGTATTCAATTTTCTTCGGCAAAATTTTCCTCGTAAAAATCTTTATACTTGTTATCAAAACAAGCATCATCATCTACATCAGATAAGTCTATGTCATATGAACAGAACGGGCAGTACATTGGTTCTGCTCCCTCAATTAAATCTTGGTCGTATGTTACGGTGAACACGTTACCGCAAGAATCGCAATTTAATTCGTAAGTTACTTCTGACATCTATTTCTCCTCGTATGCCTGTTGCCATGTGCCAGTCAATCCTGCCACCTCATATTCTGTTACTCTTCCTTCAAAGAAGTTAGTATGGTCAGCACCATTAAGTATCCACTCTAACCACGGTAACGGGTTATCCTTGACTTTAAAGTTTGGTTTTAATCCAAGTTGTAATAATCTTCTATCAGTTATATATCTAATGTACTGTTTAACTTCATCAGAATCTAACCCCTCAATCCTACCAACGTTGTATGCGAGGTCAATAAACTTATCTTCAAGTTTGACAGCAGTCTTTGCCATCTTATATATCTCTGCCTTAAACTCACTGTCTACAATTCTAGAATGCTCAGCACAGAATGCTTTAAACAACTTAGAGTTGCCTTCAACGTGGATTGACTCATCACGAATACTCCACTCAACAATCTTACCCATACCTTTCATCTTACCAAAACGTTGGAAGTTAAGTAGCATAACGAACGATGCAAATAAACTAATACCTTCGTTGAATACCATCTTTGCCAAAGCAAGACCAGTGCCATGTAATGTATTAGAATCGTTTTCCATCATAAAATCAACTTTATCATTCATCTCTTTGTATTCAAGGAATGCATGGTATTCAGAATCAGGAAGTCCTAACGTTTCATTAAGCAGAGCATAAGCACGTTGGTGGATGCCTTCACGTGCAGCAAATGAACCGAGCATATTTCTAATCTCATTGTTCTTAAACTTCGGAATGAATACGTCATAATAGTTTTGCCCGACTGCTACATCAGACTGGGTAAACAATCTTAGGATGTTGGTGATGTATTCCTTTTCAATTCGGGTAATCTTATTGCCTTTCCAGTCAGATACATCTTCAGACAAATCAATTTCATCTTCAATCCAGTGCATTGACTCATGATTAGTTGTTAGTTCAACTGCCCATGGATAGTAAAATGGTTTGTACGTTTCAGAAAACTCCATCAAACCACCCCCAGTCTTCTTAACAATGGTGTCGGCAACTATCATTAAGTCATCATATGTTCCTATCAACTTATCGTCAATAAAGATTTGAGGAACACTTCTAGCACCTGGAACCTTTTGGAACATTGCTAACATTTGGTCTTCGGTGTACAATACGTTTTCAGTGTATGTAAACCCATGGGTTTTAAACCAGTTCTTTGCCTTCGTACAAAATGGGCAATTTGGTTTGCTATATATTTCTACATTCATAATATTCTCCTATCCTTGGCAACTAGGACATGAGTCCTGACTTTCATAATCCATTTCGATTTCACTGTGGTCTTTTAATCTATCTCTTTCAATCTTCTCTGCTACGTTCTCTGCTCTATTGGATGCCTCTGTGCGTAGATAGTATAATCCTTTACAACCATATTTCCAAGCATCATAATGAACCGTATGTAGATATGCTTTAGTAGCACCAGCAGGGAAGAAGATGTTTAAACTTTGTCCTTGACATAGATACTTCTGTCTAGCACCACCGTGTCTAATAACCCAGTCTTGGTCAATCTCAATAGCAGTCTTAAATACGTTCTTCGTATGTTCATCTAACCAATCGAAGTGTTGAACAGAACCACCACTTGTAATAATACTTGACCAAGTGTCATCATCATTCTTACCTAGTTTCTTTAACACTTTAATCAAATGCACATTACGAGTTAGGTGTGAACCCACTCTAGTTCTTGAAGTAAACGCATTTGCTTTCCAAGGTTCGATACTTGGAGACGTTCCACCAATTAGACTCGAGTTTGCATTGGGAGCAATGGCAAGTAGATGTGCGTTACGTCTACCAGTACCTTTCATATCTGGTGCTTCACCTTTCTCTTTACCCAACTTCAACGATTCTTCAATTGCTTTGTTCTGAATGTTTCTAAAGGTTCTAGTATTCAAAGCAAGAGCATCTCTTGACTCAAACGGTATATTATGCTTTTGTAAGTATGCGTGGAAACCCATAGCACCTAGTCCTAAACTACGTTCTTGTTCAGCACTGTATCTTGCTTTACTAATTTCATCGCCAGCATTATCAATAAAGAATTGTAATACATTATCAAGGAAACGAGTTAAGTCAGCAACCATATTTGTGTCTTTCCACTCGTCGTACTTTTCTAAGTTGACCGAACTAAGACAACATACAGCAGTTCTTTCGGTGTTCGTAGGTAAATGGATTTCATTACATAAGTTACTACCGTGAATAGTTAATCCCAAATCCTTTTGCGTTTGAGGCAATGCTCTATTCGCAGTGTCAATAAAGTTTAGATATGGTTCTCCAGTTCTATATCTAGTTTCAAGAATGGTTTCCCACAACTTACGTGCTGAAACAATCTCCCTAATCTCATCTTCGTTAGGATCTTTAAGTTCCCAATCCAAATCAACTTCAACTGCTTCCATAAAATCGTCAGATAGATTAACTGCGTGATGTAAGTTTAAGTTCTTACGATTAACATCACCAGTAGGAATTCTCATATTGACAAACTCTAAGATGTCTGGATGACTGATATCCATATATGCAGCATACGAACCTTTACGAGTTCTACCTTGACGATATGCAGTCATATCAGAATCAACTGTGTGCATAAAAGGAATTGGACCTGGAGCAATATCAGACACCGAACGGATATCTGACCAATGTCCACCGACACCACCACCCTTAACGGATAACCATCTCAGTTCTGATGAATGGTCAATCAACCCTTCAAGGGAATCTGGTACATATGTGAGGAAACAACTAATTGGTAATGACTTTACCTTATCTCCTGGCATCGGTGCATTACTGAGAATTGGACTACTGAACATAAACCAACCTTTAGATACAGCATCATAAATGCGTTGGGCAAGTTTCATATCACCATAACAGTATGCTACTGATGCACGTGCGAATGCTTGTTGTGGGGATTTCTCGTCAGGTTTACAATAATAATCTTTTAATAACTTCTTTGCTTGCTTTGATAGTTTCCTATCTTTTTTGGTATCAATTTCTATACCCAAATAACTCATACTTTTCTCCATTCACTCAGTCGGGTTTTCGCACCCAATCCATTAAACACATTATTACTTATAATACTTTGAATCTCTATACCAGCAAGAACCATATCATTTACATCTTTCTCCTCTATATAGTCAGGGAAAATAACAACCTTATATCCAGAATTAATTC